ATATTGGGGGAGCAAATATTACCGTTAATGGTAATGTCACAAACGTCACGACACTCCATCTTTCAGAACCTGAGATAAATATTAACTCTGGGACAGTTACCAATGCCTCAACTCTGTACATAGCAAATGGTCCGGGAGAAGGGACAAACGATTATGCTATTTTTGTGGACTCAGCCAACACAAACAGGTTTGACGGAGCAGTTACCTGTTTGTCACTTACCGAAACTTCTGACATTACTGCTAAAGAAAACATCGCAACTATAGATACAGCTATAGATACGGTTAAGAGGTTGCGTCCTGTGACATTTGATTGGAAGGAACATAAAAAAGAATCAGCTGGATTTATAGCACAGGAAGTAGAAAAGGTTATTCCTTATCTTGTTGAAGGAACTGGAAATGAATATAAGAGTATTAAGTCTTTTGGAATACTGGCTCAGGTAACTAAAGCATTACAGGAATCTATAGATAAGATTGAAGTATTAGAAAAGAAAGTAGAAGAATTACAGGGGGCTTAGTATGGCAACAGGTGACATAACAATAGTAGTAACAGTAGAGGGTGGTAGTGCTAAGACTGCAACGATTCCTTCTGCAACAAGGGTCAACGCTCTTGCTTGGATGAACAGGGAAGAGGCAGGAAGAGAAACAGACTTAACCGATACTACATACTCTGTTCATATTGCAAACTCAGCAGCTAATGGAATTATCCATGCAGCAGAAAAGCAACTGACACAGGCAGCAAAACCCAACACACCAACATTTACGGCAGCTACATAATTGAGTATAAACTCAAATGGTTGACAAGAATTTAGAAGAGGAGTTATTAGAGGCAAAGGCTAAGATAGTA